TATCATAACAGTATATATGAAATCTGGGAAGAATCATGCGACTCTTCCCAGATATGTTTACAAACTTATAATTAAGGCTTAGCTTTGTGCAAGCTTAGCAAAATAACTGAGCGAGTCATCATCATCGTCGTCATCGTCATTCGATGCTAATGTTGGACTGTCTGCTGAAGAATAGCTTGCTGTTGACTCAACTGCTTTTCCAACAACTGTTGCTGCAGTTTCGTTGACTGTCTTTTCTTCAGTCATTGAACCACCAAATGCATCAGATCCAAGAACTTCAATGAGTTTGCGCTTGAGGTCTGCATAGGATTTGTAGTTTGCTGGATCAACAAAATCTTTGAGTGAATAGAGGTTGTTGTAAACCCTTTCAAGCTTGCCTTCGTCGCCGTTAAACAATTCGGTCGCTCCTTCAAATTCAGACTTATCGTAGTTGCGATAGCCTTCAAAGTTGCGAATCTTCAACTTAAAGTTTGCTCCTGCCCAAAAATCAAATGGGTTGATAGGAGTCTCATCTTGAAATTGTGGTTGCATAATGTCCATAATCTTGTCAAAGATTTTCTTGCCGTATTTGAACAAGAAAACTTTGCCTTCGTTGTCTGGATTTGCTGGATCGCTAACGACAAGAATGTTACTTACATAGTGCAAGCGACGCTTGCGTTCACGAGCAATTTCTTTGTCTTTTTCGTTGCCGCTGTTCCAAAGAATGCTGTTAATTTCTGCGACAGGGTCTGGTTGACCGATACTCGTTAATGAGTTTTCAATATACCAACGACCAGTCGGTCCTTTAAAACCATGATCCCAAAAACGAATCCATGGCAAGTCTTCTCCATCCTTTGCAGGCAAGAAGCGAATGACTGCATAACCGTTTCCAGCCTTATCAACGGCTGGAGCCCAGATACGATCATCGCCATAGGTTTTTGGTGTTCCGATTTTTTCCGCAGCTTCAACAAGTTTATTGATTGATGCTGCCCTATTTGCTTTGAGTTTGTCGAATGACATATGTTTATTGTATTACAGTGTATGTTGTTGTATGTGTTGGTTTATCTTCAACAAAAGTATTATACCAAGTTTTAAAGATTTGTAAATGCATTTATTACAACTTCTTTAGCCTTTTGTTTGTTTATTTTGTCGACTATAAATGGTTGGTATCTGATCACTTTATGCGACATATTTTTTAGCAGTCCCATGGGATCAGATGCATCTTTATTTATGCGTGCACAATATCCACATAGAATATCGAGCACACACAGCGTTTCGAGCGAAAGTCGTTCTGACGAATAGAGTTTGTATATTGGAGGCAAGCCATGTGATGTATCGAAGAGCGAGTCGAAAGACAATCCAAGAGAAGCTGCTTCGTTCATCTGAGTTTTAAATGTATAGTCTATTGATTGTATTCGACTCTGCCATGCGATATACGCTTCGTCTGACATGTCTCCAATCCAAGTCTTGTCAGCCAAAGCATTTGCAGTAAAAAATTCAATGATTGTCTTTTTCTTTACATATCGACGAGCAAGCTTTTCAAAGAAATATCGATCTCGACGTGCAGCGAATGTGCTTTCTTTTAGGCGTGGTCCTTTAAAGTTAAATTTAAACGCGTCATAGTTGCCTTCACTAAAATGTAGTTTGATGGCCATATAAATTGACCATGTTTCGAATGCTGATACTCTCTTGTCTTCAAGTGTCATCTAAAGAGTGATGCCGATGATTTTGGCAACAGATTGTTATTTTGAGCCTCTGCTTCAAGCTTTTCCTTTAGACTGCCAACTACAAGCTTTGATACTTCATCTGGCTCGATGCCAGCACTATCACAATAGTCAACGATAGCTTCTAGATAGCCCATCTGCTTTTGCTTTACGCGTCGTTCAATCTCAAACGCGAATTCTTGCTTTGTTAAAATTTTAAGTGGAATGTTTTCTTGAGCCATGTTAGATTTTGTGTTCTATTACTTTTAGGATGATTATCTGTTCATTGATTCGACCGTTAGCAGTCTTCTTTTTTGTCTTTAAAGCATCGCAATATTTATCGAGTTGCTTTGGAGTAGAAGACAAAATTGTGTTTAGGGTTTCTTTAGGCTTGCGAAGTGTACACACAAAACTTTTTGAGGTATCAAATCCTTTGAGCGATGTGCCTTTTACTTCAAAGCCTGCAGCACCATTTGCATAGTATACGCCTAGCGCTCGTGTTTTGGTATTAAAGACATAGAGTCGTTGAGATGTAGGAATACGAGATGGTGAAACTGAATCGATGCTATAGTCTGCAGAGTGGGTTTGATATTTAAGCTTAGAGACCTGCTTGCTTGCATCCTTAACCTTTTTCTTTCGTGGCTTACGACTCGCAACCTTAATCTTAGCATGCGACTTTACGTCAGCGATCATCTCTTCAATAGACTTTACAATCTTACGAAGTTCTGGCTTTGGCATATAGGCATAGCCTTCTACAAGCTGAGAGTCTTCTTTATTTAAAGCACCACTAAACTCAGTCAAATAGCGTTCAAGCCAATCTAGTATAGTCTTACAACCTTGAGCAGGAATCTTGCTGTCACGCAAAAAGCTAGACAAGTTGAGTGCTTGTGAACCTGAACGAGTGTTTGCCCACTCGTCTAGTAACTCTTCTAGTTGACCGATGACTTCTTTATTCACCCGCTCTTTGATGCGATCGAGTGGACTGATTGACACGGCTTTTGGTTTTGTGCCATCAATGTTAACACCATCACCTATAGAAATGTTTAGAGATGATAATGCCTTTGCAATTTCATGACGAACAGTATCAGCATCATCTTTCGGGATTGGTGGTGTTTCATGAAATGGCAGCGTAGCAAAATATTCATGTGCTTGCGGATGTAGACTTGGCATGCCTCGTTCCATGCAACGAATAAGTTTACCAACCGTACTAGGCAAAGCATGAGTAGGAGCATCTTTGATGGCTTGTATCGCTGCTTTGCTATAGCCATTTTTCTTCATCCAGTCAAGTACCATAGGACGAAGATCGCTGGCATCCAAATAGTAGTTGTAAAAGTTTAGAGCACGATTGCGTGTTCTATAAAACTTTTCTACTGGCCATGATTGCCAACCATCCCAATCTGGCTCATCGCCAGTCCATTTTGCGTCGGGTGCAATGACTCGACCTGCTTTAAATGCATTACTCATTTGTAAGATATATTGAAACTATACTATCGATATTGAAACTACGCCAACCTTGCTTTTCGAGATCATAGACTTTAACGAGATTATCGTTTTCAGCAATCACTCGAGGAGCTGGGTTTTTTGATTCAACTTGAGGCACTAGCCATTCGGCAAGAGTACATTTCATAGCGCGAAGCGTGCCATCTTTTTTGGTAAAAGTGACGAGCAGAGGTCCTTTTGCCAAATGTGAATGTATGCTTTTTTTATCGAGACTAACTAACCAATCAATTGTTTTCATGTGAAGATTATACACTATATGTGAGATTTGTAAACATCAAAATTGAGTTTTTATAATTTCGCAGTTGCCAATAAGACGACGCTGCAAATTAAAATCTGAGATCGCGATTCGGTTAACATGCATAAGTGCTACACGAATCAATTCGTTGTGACTTACTACGATTATTGGAGAGCTACTCCTTCTATCGCGAAGCTTGCCTAAAAACTCTACAGCTCGTGAGTATGCGTCGCAAAAGCTTTCGCCGCCGAATGGTCTATAGAAAAATTTAAAGTGATCTTCAGTCTTACGACCGCTGTCAACAATCTGCTTAAGATAGCCCCAAGTTCGTTCACGCAACAAATCACTTTCTTCAAGGGTTGCCCATTTAAATTGCTTTGCAATTATATTTGCAGTGTCATATGCTCGACGAAATGGAGAAAAATAAATTTCAGGACTGTCGCCAAGAGTTTCTGCTAAGGTTTGGCCGCACTGCAAAGCTTGCTCTCTGCCAAGATCGGTAAGTTCAATTTCATAGTCAGACTTGCTATAGTAGAGTCGTGGGTCTACGTTAGCTTCGCTCTGTCCGTGTCGTACAAAATACAAGTCTGTCATACTGCAGTCATCCAAATGTAGCATTGAGCAGTCAACGCAACAATCCAAAACCAAGCATAGTGCCTATCAAGCACGATAGACATCAAATAAAAGCCAACTCCAAGAAGAGTCTTATCACAATTTAAATTATAGAGTGTATGTAGAATGTACGCCCACCATATTGACATTATAGCATAGGATGAAATTATTGCACCCAATCCTATAACACAACCCATAGTTGCTCTGTATAAACCCTTTTCAGTTTCTTCTTTTTGCATAAAATTTATTGCCAAGTGTCGTAGTCATCACTCAGACTGCTCAGCACAATCCATGTAAAAAGACCAGAACAAATTATGTATGCCACTAACCAGATCATCTATTCGTCATAGTCATAGCCGAGTTTATGAGTCTCAATCCAGCGATAGATACGTTTATCACCTACGCGGTCGATCTTCATAAGACCATTTTTGTATGCGTCGCGATGTGTGTCCTGAACTCCAGTATAGTATCCAACCACAACGCAGAGCAGCGAATGTACAATTAACAGGATTGAGATGAGTGCAGTTTTCATTATATTACATTTATAGCATACAGCAGATCACGACGAGTTTCAACAGGAAATTCAACGTCATGAATTTTTACCTTTAGGCCTCGCTCGCCCATGTCGTTGTCATAGATGTGCCACATAATCCATCCATTAGGATCTAAGATTGAGACTACGTCTTCAAATGATTTCCAAACCGTGTGGTAGAGTGGACCATTCGGATCTAGACAACCAACCTCGACCGCAGAGTCGATCACCTTCTTTAAGGCGATATGTCTGTCTAGTATTGTATTCAGTTCTTGCAGTGTAAGTTTTTTATTCATGAACGGTTAATAATGATCTGCGATGCACCACACTGTTGCGAGTGTCAGATAGATGCATAAGAATATAGCTGTTGGATCCATTGTTGTTGAGACGTTATTATACAATATTGAGCGCGATTTGTACATAGTTTAATCCACTCCAACACCACTTCTCAGTTTCGTCAAATAAGGAAAGCGAGGAATGCCATCAGGAGTAAGGTTGAAAAATGTGCATGTCGCATATGTGTCCTTTAAGTTTTCAGCATCAATTAGTAGCTGCTTCAAAAAGTCATGGTTGCCTTTGATGTTCGACCTAAAGGTTTTGCCATCAGAACGTTCTAAGATTGCATAGCCAGCCATGCCACTCTTGTTGCCATTGCCTTCACAAATTTCGACGATACGATATTCTGCGTCTTGAAATTCTTTGCGTTTAAGCAGAGTGTCAGAACGTTTGTGTTCATAGGGCGCATCGACTCGAATCATCTGACCTTCATAACCGTCAGTCAAATACTCTTCATAGATTGAGTCAAGACTATAGTCATCATAGATCAGTGCAGTTGGCACAGTGACGATGATGTTTGGATTTAGTTTGAATGCATTTGCAAAATACAAGATTTGAGAATGACGTGCATTAAAAGGTTTTGATGTGTCAGCAATGTCATACCACCAAAACTGAACGCAACGAGCACTCTCTTCCAAGTCAACGGCGGTTGGTTTCGTCTTTTTGACTAGGCTACTAATCTTGTTAAAGTCATCTTTATATGCATGAGTATAAAGCTCGCCGTCAAGCACTAGAGTTGGATGAGCCTTAAAGAGCGGAGCAAGCTCTGCTAAGATATGAGGAATGGTTTTCCATTCTTTGCCATTTCTAGTGAATGCACCATTTGCAGTAATGACTGCTCGCATGCCATCAAGTTTGGGTTGACTGTAGAGCGGATAGCTCACGCGATCTTTTCGATCTTCCCATTTTTTAGCGAGCATCGGCTCAATATGACCAACCTGATCAATATGAGTGATGTCGGCATGACAACCACTTTCAGTCTTTTTTTTCCACAACGCCTGCGCTTCAAAGATCGCTTGCGCGTTCTCATCTCGCTCATTCGAGCGACCGACATTTGTAGCGACGGTCTGTGTCCATTCAGTGGTCACGATTTTTCCACCGACTTGACCGTGATGAGTGCGATAGCGTCCGCCGTCACATTCGACGGTCCATTCTTGAACTGCGCCTGTTGATGTTCGACTATAGAGTGTTGGTAGTTTCATTAGTGATGATTGTATGTGTGAACTGGCAAGCCATTCCAAAGACGGGCAAAACCGTATGTTCCCATGTCTAGTGCTTCTCCCTTTAAGCGTTTGGTGTGCACCGTTCCGAGTCGTGAGTCGCTTCGTGGTGTGCTTGTGCCAGATTCCCAATTTCCTGTATGTTCAACGTCGATCAGTTCAGCAACCTTTACGCTCTTTGGCGTAAGACCGACTACACGATAGAATGTTGCGATTCGGGCATCATAGCCAAAGACTGATACGAGTGTGTCTCCAATTTTCATGGTTGTGGTGGTATATTGTTGTGATTAGCGCATGCCGCGAACATAGTCTTTTTCGCGAAGCTTATGATAGGTGCGTTCAAGGTTTTTCATGCCAGTATTTGTGCATACAATCCAACCATCTGGCTGGCGAGTGAATGTCCATGCTGCTCCGATTCCGAAGCGACCACGCTTGAGAAAAATGCCAAGTGCTTCTCCTGGAGTACGAGCAAGAATAATAGCCTCACCTCCAGTTTTTGTTTTTACAATATACTCTTTGTCTGTATTTTTCAGTTGCATATGTTTATTTGTTGAGATTATTAGTCGTTGAGAAGGTCAGGACGTGCTTCATAAAATGAAGAAATGTGAGATTGTGTCTCGCGTGCAGCTTGTGCCAATTGTTCTGGAGTCATCGTCACTACTTTATCTAATGAATATTCCCCACCAATTAACTTTGCATCAAGCGCAGTGAGAACTTCTCCTTTGATCGGCCATGCTCCAGTGCCACCACTTTTAGTTTTAAAAACTGCATAGGTTTTACCACCAAGCCATTGTTCAAAGCGGTCAAAAATTCCATAATTGGTGAGAGACCCAAATGGGATTCGATTTAAAAAAGCTTCTTGAGTTGGAGCAGTCATTGGTTGGTTTGGCTTACGTGGTTATTATACCCCAAAACTCGCCAAATGTACACATCTTTTTTCATAAAAGTGAAAAATTTTTAATCCAAGCCAGGTCTGGAAAACTCTCCCCCATAGGCCCCCAGGGAGGGGTCTAGAGCTGGGGTATGTCTCTTCTCAAATAACGAAAAAGCTCGAGAGTTTGAGAGATGTCATAGCTTGCATCATGAGCAGCATCTTCATCCCAACCAAGCTCTGCGCATTTGCACAGTGTCTCTAGTTTGAAATTAGGAAACGCTCCACGAACACGCATAGTCATCCATGCTGCGGCTTGCATCACACAAATCGGTGGATTCCAAAACCAGCTGCCAAAAAATTGATCATCGTGCTTGTTAAAAAACTCACGAATAAAGTCAGCATCAAACTTTGCGTTGTATGCCACGAAATGAAGTTTATCAGTCTTGTCAAATCGATCACAGTGTCTTTCAAGGCATTCGACCAATCGTGTGTATGCTTCGTACGAGCTCAACTGCAATTCTGCCAATGATTCGACGGTCATTCGTGTCTTGACTAATGCTTCGGGCTGTATGTGCTCCAATGAGAATGGTCTAAATCGCAAGTCGATCTTTTCCAAGACGTTTAGTTGTGGATCAGTAACGATTCCGCTAATTTGAAAAATATCATTGCGAACGATATCCAAGCCAGTAGTTTCGACATCTAAAAAGAATAGTTTATAGCCAGTGTATTGTGTGCTCATAATTTATCTGCAACGATACGGATCATAGACCCGATGATAGCTATAGTGGCTAGGACGAGAATAGTGATAGGTTCTATAGCTATAGGTAGTAGGAGCACAATAGCCTGCCGAATAGGTTGGATAGTAGAGATATGGGTAAAATTCCACCACACAACTCGTCAATCCTAGGCAACCTAATGCCAACGCTGCTGCGTAAACGATGCTTTTCATAGAGCGATCCAGATATAGATTGTTGCCAAAAATAAGAGCATGCTGGTCAAACCACGAAGACGATCTGGAGTGAGAATCTCGAGTGCAAACAACACTGCCAAGATTAGCCAGTTGTTATAGTCTTTGTTGAAAAGTGACTGCACGACCCAATCTGCCCACCATACTTGAAACCAAACGATAGCAACTAAGAGCACAACAGCGAAGGTCGCTGCACAACCAACCATAATTTTTCGTGAAGTGTCCATCAGATGAACGTAGATATGATTAGAAACATGCCTGCTACGGTAGGCAATCCTCCCATCATCATAAGTCCAGCCGTGATCAGACACAGGTCACGCTGCGTAGTTTTATCCATTGCCTTTAGGCGTTCTTTTAGTTTAGACATAAAGTTAGCTTTTCTTGGTTTTACGTTTACTGTTTTTGCCTTTGATTGTGGCGATTTCATCTTGAATAGATTTGATAATTTTGTCATAAGACGCGAGAAGAGGAGCTACGCTATATCCCTCACGTTTAAAAAAGTAGCCTCCTCCATTGAGCAGCTGTTCACGGCTAGCGAGGTGAGTTTCGAGGTCGGCTTCGAGATAGTCTAGTTCTGTCATAGTTTGATTGCGTGCCTATTATACCAAAATTTGTGTCCTTTGTACATGCCTTTTTTACACAAAAGCGAGATAATGCTCGACAATATAACGCTTTGCTGCATTGACGTGCCGGGCATTAAACTTGGCATGATCATGATGCCCCATCACTGGAGAGGAATCTATGTCGAATCTTACTCCATGCTTGCTGACGCTTAAAAAGACAGGCAAATTTAGCTCGTGAATAGTTGCATCAATCTTAGCGTCATTAAAATTCACTGCATAATAAAGTTCTTGAGGCAGCTCAGGGTCATCATGCCAATTAAAATTGACGTCATCATCGACCTGTAAATTACAACGTTTGGCTATGTCGAAAACCCTATCTTTGAGCATCTCTTGTTCTACTGTCATGGGAGCATTATACCATAAAAGGCAGGGTTTGTACATGCCCTTTTTTGCCAAAAATTAGCATATAGGCCTAATCTGCCTTACTCACCCCAGCCATCCGTTCCGGAACTTTCAGGCTTTATTTATTCATTCTAGATTAGGTTAAGTTCCTTTTAGTTTTTCTGTATACCCAGATTTATCTATACAAAAAACCTTAGAAACTTCACACGAGAGCGAAAATAGTTTTATTTTTTTACGCTTCAAGCACTCCGACGATATATCGAAGTATCTTGCTTCGCACAATTTCACTCTCTCCGAATTTGAATGTGTGTATGTGATGAGCCGTTGCATCTGAGTTGTCGAATCTTGAATAGATGTCTGGATAGCCTGAAAGTTTGCCAATGTCTGACTGCTTAAGGTCACCGCATATGACATATTTTGTATTTTTACCAAAGCGAGTAAGAATAGTGACAAGCTCGCTGCGAGTTAGGTTTTGTGCTTCGTCGACAATCACAACACTGTCATTGAATGTAAGTCCACGCACAAAGTTTACAGGAGTTGCTGAGATCACGTTTGCATTACGAAGTTGCAAGCATGTGCTTTCATCTGTAATCTCACGTACCTTTTCAAGACATGGCATCGCATAGGGTAAAAACTTGTCGTCAACTTCTCCTGGCAGAGCACCTATACTACGAGACGCGCTCTCGATGACGCTGCGTATATAGTTGATATGCTTGATCTTTTTGTCTTTGAAAAGCTCAAGTGCAGCAAGTACCGCAATATAGCTTTTAGCGCTGCCTGCAGGACCGTCAACAAAGACCATATTTGTGTCATCGTCCTTTATACATTCATAAAAAGCTTTATGTGCTTCATTAAAATGAAACGGCTTTTTGATTTTAAAATTAAAACAGAAGTTTAAAGCAATCGAGGACTCAATGTTGGTTGAGTCCTCGGCGTAAAGATCGGGTTTTGGA